TTCTGGTACAAACATTGTATACCATAACAAGTAGGCACAGGCACAGGTTGTCTTTCCCATCTGACGCGGTAACATAGCAATACATTGCTTGTTGTTGTGATAAGCGTCAATTAATCTTTCTTGGTATTCGTAGGGCTCAAAAGGAATTGAACCTCTAGTAGGGTGTTGGATTTTTAAAAAGTTTTTTGCAAAATAAATTGGTCCTGTTACAGGGTCCATGCAAGCTTCGAGATGCTTGACTTCCTCTAACGTGTAACGTTGAGGTGCGTGTGCTTTCTTAATTAAATTACCGTCTAAACTTTTTGCCATATTGCTATTTACTGAAAAAAATAGGCTCATTAGAGCCTATTTGAGTTTAACTTATAGTTAAAATGTATTATCTCTTTTTAGCTTCTGCTAGACGTTGTGCAAGTTCAGCCTTGATACTTGCACGTAGGTCCGTGCTTTCCATACGTTGCATTGGGTTATCGCCACCTGCTACTTTAGGATATGTGCCTTTAGGACCATTCATACCGCCTGACAGTTTGTTAACCATGTAGTCAGTATCTTTATATTCTTCCTCAGGCTCATTGGCCCATTCTTTCTTTTCGCTGTCCCCCTCATCTTCGGGTTCATCGCCCTTGGGTTCTGGTGAATCGTCCATACCTGGGATTTCTTTTTCAGCTTCGTGGTCATCCATGTCATGATCGCCGTCGCCGTCAACATCGCCCATTGATGGTTCGTCTTTGTCTAAATCTGGAAGCATTTTTAATGGTCCAGCATCCAAGTTGCCAAGATCACCAATGCTGGAAATACTAGGGCCAGGTGGTGTAATTGACGGCATTACAGTCATTGACGGCATTGGAGGTGTCATGCCGGCAGGCTGATTGATCATATCTGGATTTACCTTAGTCATTAACTTTAGTAAACTTTCAATATTGTCCATTCCCTGTGCGTTTAGGTTAACGCTCATACTTGGATGTGCAGGAGGAGGCTGATCGTTCATAGCAGGAGCCATTCCTTGTTGTGGCATCATGTCAGGACCACACTCTGCAACCGGCATTTCTTGTGCTGCAGGTTGGTCTAATTCTTTCATTCTTGATAGTAGTTGATTAAAATCCATTACTTACTCCCCATTGCGCTTTTAAGGCCGAACTTGTCCTGTTTGGCTTTGGGCAGCTTATATTCTGTTGGCCCTGTTTGTTCTTTTTTACGTTGCTTGGATGTTTTTTCTAAATCTTTTAAAAAGCCTTTATTAAAATCATCACCAAAATAATCTTTGTGTTTTACATTGACTGACTCTTTATAATTAGAATCAGTTAGTAATCCGTTTGGATTAATAATTTCGTTTTGTGTTTCTTGATCAGCTTCTGTAGGTTCACTGCTGCCCCTAACACGAAAACACGCTTCGTCTAGTCCCAAGGTTTTGACATCGTTGACAATTTCAGGACTTGTTATAGGATACTCACAGATAATTTCAAATACGTGAACTTCACAATTTTTCATAGTAGGAAAGTCTAAAGGCAACGCCTGTATTGGAGTAGTTTTTAGCTTTTCTAACTTAATACACTTGCAACGATCTAGTGCAGTTTTTAAGTTTTCTTGAAAAGACTCTGGCAATTCTCCAGCTACTTTAACTTTAAAGTTGTAGACTTTTTTACTTTCGGCAAGATATTCTTTAAAAGGTTTCATAGTAGTATTTATGCTTTTCCGCCTAATTTTTTAAGCAGCTCGTTTCGATCTGTAATTACGTAGCCCTGGCCGTTGATAACGTCATTAGGGTCTGCTCCAGAGTCATTGTCAATCTTTAATTTCTTTAATTGTAGATCTACAGCTTTTAATTTTTTATCTATTTTAGCAGTTTTTGCATCAATGGCATTTTTAAGCATTGTGCCCGCTACTTCAAAAATTCTACCGCTGTATCTAACTTCTACATTCATTCCTAAATCCATTAGATCATCGTAGGCTTTTTCTGCTTTATTAGCCAATGTATCTAATTCACCGTCATTTAGATCGTTTAATTCAGCTATTTGGGGAAGGCCTTTAGTAATCTGATTAACAGCTTCGATGCTTTCGTCTAAGGTCTTTACTTCAGTGGCTTTTTCTACTAGATCTTCATTGATAGATTTAGGAATTGGATTAGAGTGTTTCTCGTCTAAATTAAAAAGTTCTTCTAGCTTCTTGGTCATAGTTGTACTTATCAGCGTTTTGAACCTTGATGGAAAATATGTTCTTCATTGACCACCCGGAATTTAATACCTTGCTGTTTACACCATTTAGTTGCCGCTTCCCATTTTGCCATATTTTTTACGTACTGCTGTTGATTATAAACACTTTTACCGACGTTTTCTAACAGTGTTTGACTAGCTGGTTTTACTTCTACAACTTCTGCGTGTTTTGCACCATTTTTATCAACATAGGTAATAAAAAAATCAGGCACATAGATTGTGTATTTTCCTGTTAGGGGATCTCTATAAGGTATTTGTATGCTTTCTGATGCCCATTTTTCAACACCCTGATGTTCGTCAAGCATTCGCATAAAAACAAATTCCCAGCTAGATCTGGCCAAAGGTGTTTTGGTCCCAACATACTTTTCTGGGTTTTTCATTTCAAACCTTCCTTGAGCAAATTTAGCCATTATGGTAAAATGTTTCTGGTTTGATTTATTTTAACCACACTTACTGATCGATAACCAAGTGTAGATGTATTGGGTCTGCTTTTATTTAAAATCTGCGCAACTACACCACTGAGTTGTATTCCATTGAGTTCTTTAAGAGTATCAAGAATTTCAAAAACAGGAACACCGTCAATCTTGGCCTGTTTTAATATGGTCAATGCTGTGATTGTCGCTGCTTCTTCTGTGAACCCTTTGCTTGAAAAGAATCCTATCGATGCGTTAACTTCATTGGCGCCAAATTCCAAAGGACGATTACCATAGGAATCAAAAAATAATTTTGTTCCTGCTGCGCTGTCTGTTTTTGTTACTGATGGTAGATTAATAGTACTCATGGAAACTCTGTTGGTATTTCATTGGCGCTGCCCGAGGATTGCGGAAAGCTGTTATTTGAAGATTGTGTTTGTAAAATTTTTCTAGTTGCTGTTGTAGCAGCAATAGATCCTAAAACTGCTCCTACCTTTGGGAAACTTGCTCCAACAATACCACCAACTGTATTTGCCGCTGTTAAAATATTTCCGGGGTTTCTTAATTCTCCAACAACTCCGTCTATAGTAGGAAATTCACCGCCGTTATTTTTATAGGTGTTAATTTGAGAAATCGCTGTGGTAATAAATCCGCCAGGATTTTTTAAGATATTCTTTTTGCTAACATCACCAAATACAGATTCAATGCCGCCAAGCACATCACCGATTGGACCAAGAACATTTCCCAGTCCTAGCGAGCCGCCAAGCACATTGGGACTTTGTACAACATCATAGGATAAACTTGCAAACCCATCGGGACTTCCATAGGCTACACTACCTGACAGATATTTTACACCTTCATATTCGATGGTCATACTGCTGTCTAGTGGTTCATTTGATGCATAGTCTACATTTCCGTGTGTCCACGACTTGATCCTCGGTGCCATTAATTCATAGCCATTAAATCTATGTCTGCTTAATGTGTACAAAGAAACTTTTCTAAAGAAATTTACAGGAGTTGCAAATCCCATACCGTAATTTCCTGAGTAATTAACCAATGAGTTAGGATGATTTCCTTGACTGTTAGCACCGTCACTGGAATAATGAGAATAATATTTTGAATACAGAGAATGCATCATTCCAGCATTGTCGTCGTGAAAGGTAAGACTAATTGGATCATAATCTATTCTTTTATAAATTTTCTTATTACGATTGTAGACATTTTTTGTAGCAACATCGAATGTAAATTTAGGAAGATCTGTAGATTTTAATAAAAATGAAACTTCTCTTTCTGCTCCAGCAAATACAACATAGTAAAGAAACTTAGTTCTCGGAGCAAGTCGATAGTTATTGTCAACAAAAATCCTTGTGGCATGTTGAAAATTAGAGACAACCCCTTTGGGTCCTCGAAGCGCACTGTTTATAAATCTTGTAAATTTGTTGGCCATATAATTATTTAGTCGTAAAAAAAGCTCGAAATACATCGAGCTTTTTTAATATCAAAAGACTAATTATACGCCTGCGCTTCCTACTGCGGAAGTACTTGCTGCTGATCTTGCAGATCCGGCTGTACCAATTCCAACAACACCGATTGCATCAGGTGTGTGCATTGCATTGTCATAGGCAATGGTCAACGCTACTGTTGCTGGTTCGTTAGTTGTGTAGTTTAGATCACCGTAGTCTGTGTTTTGCAAGAAGCATCCATAGCACTCCCAGGTTTCTAAAACTACAGGAGCAGCAGCGCCGTTGCCACCATCAAGTATTTCAATACGTACAGTAAACTTATAGTCGATACCAGAACGAGCACTTGCTTGTTCATGGAAGTCGAATTGTTTCTGAATCTGTTGACCTACTAGTTTGATAACATTACTGCTGGCATCATCTCTAAGATTTAGAGTGATGTTTTCCCAGGTGTACTTGCCTGCAAGTTTGATCTTTGAGTTGTAAATCTCGATTGGAATTTCTTCGAAAGAAACTTTTGGTCGAGTAACATCCATTACCTGCTTGGTAAGTTCGGTGCTAGCAGATGTGCCAAAACCTAACAAAGTAACGCGAAAGCGATACTTTAGTTTTGGCATCAACATACCAGTGTTTGAACCTGGACCTGCTGGGTTAATCGAGTAATTTGTTAATGATGTAATTGCCATTGTCTTATGCTCCGATATTATATTTATTCATTAAATCTCACCGGTATTCTTGAGACGCAATGGTATGTAAATGAATTCAACAGCCTTAGTTGGTTCAATTGCAACATCTACATATAGTTCATTACGGTCAATTCTACTTGGTGTGTTGTTGCTCTCGTCGCAGACTACTGCAAAGTCATAGATAGCTCTTAGACCTACAAGTTCTAACAACAAACTTTCTACAGCTTGTTTGATCTCATCACGTGTGATTTGATCGTTTGGTTCAAAGATGTAAGGACGAGCTAGTTTTGTTAGCTGGCTTCTTAGATATACAACTAGACGAGCTACGTTGATTCTATCTAATGCACTAGCATTTCTAGCACGAGTCTTTTGTCCGTATGCTACTAAACCTGTTCCAACAAAGAATGGAATTGGGTTAACTTTTAAATCATACAAGGTGTCTCGTTGACCGTTGTTCAATGCAACGCTTTGGAATTCACCAGTTAAGGAATCAATATAACCAACTGCTGTAGCGTTGGTAATACCACCACGACGTGTTCCTGCTGGAGCAAACCAAGGATAAGAAACTTGATCGCTTAGTGCAATAGTTCTTAACATCATATGACTTGCTGGAACAACTGCATTAGCACCTGTTAGGTCTGTGGTAAATCCGTTTGGATACCATACCGCAGCATATTCGTCGTAGGTTACAATACCGTTGTCGTTGTTGTCTAGTGCTAGGTTAGCATTAGTGCCCCAAGTTGTTAGACTTGTTGCATCGCTCTTTAAACGTAACGGTGTATCACCAACTACGAATGCTGTAACTTTACGATCTAAGTTTAAGTTAATCAAATTGCTTAGTGCTTCAGGATATCCTGGGCAAGCAATAATATTGAAGTTTCTGCGTTCTTCGTCACGTGCTTCTGAGCTAGTGTCAAGTACACTCTTCAATGCAGCAAC